GATAGGTTCCTGCAGCTGTAACATCCGCAAGGAATGTAGCAGAGGCTTTTACCTCCGAGCCTTTGGTAATAACATAAGCAGAGGGATTTATCAGTTTAATGAATCCTGATTGTCCAGTAGTTTCGTTAGCGAAGGATAGTTCATCTGCCCCCGAAGGAGTCCACAGGAAGTTGTTTCCTGTATCCAAATCTATTAAAGTACCTTCGGTAATAGTTTGTGGGGTTCCTCTTTGGGAACCAGACCAGGATTGGTCAGAAGCCAGAGCCACAAGGGCGGTTACACCGTCTAGCAGGTTTAGCTCTGCTTCAGAGGAAGTAACAGCCGTAGTCCCTGATAACCCACTGAACTGGGTCTTCAAAGCATACTTAATCATATTCAAGTGGCCCCGAGTAGACCCGGTTCCTGTAGTGGTACCACCACCCTCACCGACGGCATCACCGTCGGCTGGGTATGCAGCATTCAGTTCGCTTATATAACTAGCGTTTTCAGTAGTCATTAGACCCTCCTACTACGCTGTTTTGGCAGTAAGCGTAACCGTAACTGTCAGTGTGTCCCCACTGATAACTCCTCTCTCTGAACCAAAGTTCACAACACCGTATAGGGTGCCTGCGGTCGCAGAAGAGGTGGCGTTATTACTGACAACAAACGCACCTGCTACTGTGCTTGTGGCGTTCATAGAAAAGGTTGCCTTGCTTGAGCTGTTATCACAGGTACTTGTGGTTGTTCCAGAGATAGAGCCTAACGTCAGGGTCTGCCTTACAGTCTCTGAGTATTTTGTGGTGTGTACCAGCTCAGTCCAACCAGAGTGGGAACTCATGGTATCCGCAATGGCAGGGGTGGCTCCTGTGTTAGTCAAACCAACGTACCAGGCTGTAATCTGGGTTCCACTTTTGAAGGTTCCATCCAGTATGTGATTGGCGCCTGCCGTAGTGACCAAGTTCTTATTTTTCTCTATCCACTTCTCGACCCCGTTTGAGTCATGGCAAACCACTTCCCAATAATTTTCGAGGCTAAGATCTACATCTTTTGTCTCATTCATGTGTAAGCCTCCGTGGGCCTCTAAAGTTGGTTGAAAATCCAATTTATGCTACTCCTTTTTAAGGTACTTTTGTCCAGGTTGTTGTTATGTCCGACTTCTCATTCCATAGAAATGCGTTAGTAGAAGACCAGTCACCAAGCGCACCCATACTTACATCTTCTGCATGATTAACGCCGTTAACATAATCACCGAGCACTCCTAACGAAGCAGTCTCTGCGATGGATAACCCCATGCTCATAGCTTGGCCTGCAAGTGCCCCCATAGAAACAATCCCAGAAAAACTCATACCGCCCGTAGAAGCAATCCCTCCAAGGGAACTAAGTGATACACTGGTCGGTATTGTTAACAGGCCGGTGTTTGTTTGGTCCGCTAAAGCTCCAAATGTAACTTCAGGGGATAGTGCCCCCTCACCAGCAACAGCTTGATCGGTAAGTGCTCCATAAGTACCCGTGTTAGCCTTAGCAGCGGTATTCCAATTTATTGCTATGACATCCCAGTCTATAGGGGTTGTAGCACTACTCCATGGAATTGGTGCAGCCATTATGGATATCCGCTAGTATTCATTACTCTCATTTCAGAACCAGAGTGTCTGTCTTTATCATTCTGAAGTTGTATGTCTTCTATTGCTTTGTAAAATGCAGCAGACCACAAAGCGGTTCTCTGGTCATTCATTATGAAAGGTTCAGCCTCAAGAAGACTGCCATAAAGATAAACATCTGGGGCATTTATCATCACCCAGTTGGTTGCGGTGGAAGCGGACAAAGCATCGAACTTCCTAAAATAATCCATCTCCATTTCGTATACAGCAGAAGGAGCAGGTCCTAAAAATATATCATTGGCCTTAATGGTATAAGCGTTAGGAATTCCTACCGCACTCCCAGCCCAGACTCTATCCATCATTTCTGGAGTTAGGTATGTGAGTACAACCAGTGGGTCCCTGTTTAAGCGCAGGGATCTCATCTGTAGGTATCGTGGGGGTAAGTTGTAGTTCCTCTGAGACTTAACGGTGTCTGCAGTGTAAAGACCCTCCATAGCACTCACCCGGAGCATACGGTTGAACCGTGCCTCCGCTAATGCTATAAACTCTGGGATTCGGTCTGTCAGGTCATCCCTGTTGATCCAGTTCGCTACAGCGGTTTTGAGTTCTGTGTAAGTTCCTATAGCCATCTAGTTTTTTTCCAAATATCCATAACGGTGTCCGTATTTTGGGGTAACTTTCCCTAATGGGAATTCACCATTAAATTTTAAGAGTGGGCAAGCATCGGGTAAGTAGATATCTATACCTTTAGCCCGTGCAAAGCCAATCAAGTATTCACAATTAGGGCGTTCATCCCGGTATTCATTTGCATGGCCAGGGGCACCTTCAGAATCCATGTCAACCCCCCATATTCCTATCCTGTCTACCTTCTCTACTATGGCCATCCCTAAAAGGTAAGCAATGGAAGAGCTGTAGTAGTCCCCCACTTCTGAGGAAACTTCCTCTAGTGGGTATCGAATAGCGTTGGGGATGTCAGGGTAGGCCTCCTGCATATACAAAGGAGCATCTAGTTCCCTGAGTCTGCCTTCGTATCCTCTCCGGTAAAATGATGGAGTTGCTTCCCTTATGCACTCCAAGGGGTGTATATCGAGCAAGCGATTAAAGTAGGGCCAACCCTCTTCGTCCCAGGGGAGTCCCCACACTTCCCAGTTAGGGTCATTGTAGGGTGCGTCGTCATGTGTAGAGGGGGCTAACCCCACTACAGCGACATTACGCACTTACCGACTTAATTCAGTAACGTAGACTGTGGAAGTGCCACCAGATGTTATGGCAGCGCACATAGACCCAGAACTGACCCCAAATAGGTAGGGTGTGTCTTGAGTTATGAATACTGAAGATGTGGTAGCGGTTGGTCCACCACCAATGTCAAATGCTATAAAGCAGTCATCAGTAGCTGTGAGCATCACAACAGTAACTTGGTCGCTAAACGCAGAAGTTCTGGTCGCACCACTGCTGGTGGTGGCAGACAAAGTGTGTGTTACCCCTGGTTTGAAAACATTACTAACATCAATCATATCTTTTACCTTATAGGTTAGTTGGGGCTACTTTGAAATACTTATAGTCTGGGTTGTTCAAGTAAGCTGCCAGTAGTGTTGCATCCTTTTCTATGGCCCCGTTGGTATCATTCATCCACTTTTCCCAGATCGTAATTGGGATGGAAGCGGTGTGATGCCATTCCCCCCTCTTCCCGAGGGAGAGTTTGTCACCATACGCATTCATCTTATTTTTGTTTTCTTCCAACATCGGGCCAACATCCTGCACAGTGTTAAAGGTAATGGTGTCATCTACCTCATCAAAGTGCATATCGGTTCTACGGACGTTGTCCTTGTCGAGAACAAGTGTTTCAGATGTCATATATCTTTCTCCCAAACCCAGAACCTCTACCTTCCTTTACACCCTCTTCCAACCATTCTTTTGTGTTTTGTGGTCCGGTTTTAGGCTTCTTTGCTTGTGCCTTCTTCTTCTCGGCGTTCATTTTTAGTGCTATTTTTTCTAATTCTTTCATGTTAAGTTGGGGGCAAGTTGCCCCACCCCCTTCTCTTAATTACGCCTGAACAGATGCAAGGATACCGCTTGATTTTTCGTTCTTTGATATCAGACCAAATTCAGCCAACAGGAGCTGTTTGATAGAGTCTCCCGTTTTTGCTAAATCAATAGTCTGGAAAGGACGGAGCCATGCAACACTCCAATAATCCATATCCAAGAAGAAAACATTACCGGCATTACTTCCCGGACCATCCGTAGCAAGGTTTCGATCTGGCACGATTCTGAAAGTTCCAAAATCGCTGACGTATACGTCCACTGCATTTACAGCGGTCGATTGACCGGATGTAGAAGCAGCAACCCGTAACGGATAACCAGGACCAGCGTTAGATGAAAGGCCTGAGATAGCCTGCTTAACATTAGACGGACACAGGATCAGATCTGGGCTTCCCCCAGAGTCGTAGCACTGCTTGATAACGACTTTGATGTTAGCTTCCGTGATAGCTGCTCTACCGCTGGAATTCGTCATTGGGGTTGTGCCTGCACTACCAGCAGAACCGCCTCCGGTTCCACCATCAGTAAAGTTAGAACTTAACCAAGCCGGGATACCAGCACTAACTCTTGCTGTGGTTGCATCGCCTGCTACTTGAGCAACATTGTTGGTCAACATGAATTCCATGTCCCTCTTCATGCGCTTTCCGTTTTTAGCGATTTGGTAGGCTTGGTTTCGGCCATGACCTGCGTAATCCATGACCTGATCGGTGCCTGACGTTTGATTGACGTACTGACTTATCTGTGTGCGATTTCCCAACAACGTCGGACTAACCCTGGCATTGGCGGCGATGTTATCATCGCCTTCAATTTTCCGATTAGCTCCACCAGAACCAATTGTATCTGTCTGCCATTGAAAGTAGACATTATCAACACTGGTTTTGCTACAGCCACTAAGAAAGGGTGTGTCCATTGGGGCGATGTTGTATATCACATCAGACACCTCCTCACGAATCTTCGATGAGGAATAGGTCAGTGATGTGTTTGTGGCAATTGCCATTTTTATATCTCCCTTTAGAGGTTTGTCACTAGCCCCTCTAACACAGCCATGGCATCATCGACATGACCTGTTTTTCGGAGCTTGTCCATTTTTGTAGAATGCTTTTGCTTTGTTTCTCTACCTTTGTCTCTGCCGGTTCCAGCACGAACCACACGGGGTTTGTTTTTTAACTTCTTACCCTTGACGTCTGTTGTTTGAAGTTGGTCGTAAAGCCAAGCCTTACGAAGCATCAACATCACACGGTGGTCTACAAGAGCGTCTACTTCTTCTCCAGAAAATCCCTGGTTAGTAGCATAGGTCTTTAAGTTCGCAGCTAACTTTTTTTGCTTTTCAGGTTCTCCCCATTCGGGCAGTTCATTGACTAATGACTGATATTCCTTCTGGACGAGTTCCTGGTGTTGCTTCTGGTAATCATCAGAAGCAAGCTGCTGTACACGTGCCTGCTCTTCTTGAACCCTTCTGAAATTATCCTGGGCTTCTCTGTACTCTTCCCTTTTGACAGAAAACTCAATTGGATCATCTCTCTTCATGGTTTCCCAATCTATGTTGGACCACTGTCCGAGAGCACCCATTTGTGTTTCCGCTAGGCTTTGAAGTGCTTGAACATACTGCGTTCTTTCTTGCTGAATCTGAGTGTATTCAGAGACCATGTTTTGTTTAGCGGTCTCGAACTCTTTTTGTTGTTCTGCAAGTTTTTGTGATTTTCGAGTATAGCTACTCTGACGGGAATATCCCTTCATAAGCTCGTCTAGTGGTATTTCTATTTCTTCGCCATCAACTTTGACAGCGTATAGAACATCCTCTTCGTCTTCTTCGGGTTCTTCCCCCTCTTCGGATTCTTCTTCCTCAGATTCCCCCTCTGGATCTTCGTCTGTAGTTTCCTCTGTAGACTCTTCTTCCTCGGTAGGTTTGGCTTCTTCGGATTCTGATTCTTCCTTTTCAGGATTCAGTAGTCCTATGAGCGCATTTTCCGCTTCCCGAACTGTACCTTCGGTTTCTTCTAGTGGGGCTGGTCGCGTATCCACGGGTTCTCCTTAAATGTATGGGTGTTGCTTCTCCAAGATCTTTTCCATTTCGCCTGTTTCAACAATAGACGCTAAATGGAGTTCAATCCTGTCAAGCAGTCTCAGTGCCAGCCAGATTGATTCTCTGGCCTCTACGTCTTGGACGGCTGAAGTATTCCAGCGTCCAGTCAGATCTGTTCTTAGAGTTTGAAAAGCCTCTATGAACAGGTTGTCTGTGAGTAGGCGTTTTGCGTCCGCCTCTCTTGTTCCGTTTAGTTTCATCGTTTCCTTTTGTGTGGTTTTAGTCCAGTGCTCTTTACACAAATTGCCCAGGCGTTTGCCTTCTTCTTGGAATTCTTGTTTTTCGCTTTTACCTTGCGAACACAGTCCTCAAGTTTTTTAGGCATTATGTATTGCCAATAGCGACAGCTCTCTGTTGCTGCTGTTCCATCTCTAACTCAGCAACGTCTAGCTGTGCCTGTACTGCAGCTTTCTGGGACTCCAGTTGAACCTTCTGTTTCTTTACTTCCACATCAGCAGCCTTGATCTCAAGCTCCTGTTGTTTGATCTGCATCTCTGCCTGAGCCATTTGCTCCTTGACGCTCGGGCCTTCCTGTGGAGGTGGTTCAGTGAGGAAGTCGTCCACGTTCATAAAGCCCATGTTCTTTACTAGAGCTGCACCCATGTTGTAGAGGTTTCTCTCTGTAACGATGGAGAGTCCCCCAGCCATGGCTTGGGATGCGAACTGAATCATTTGTGAGAGGTGCATGGCCTGCTGGTCTCTGTTGCCATGACCTAAAGCCACAGACACTGTGCAGTCTGCCTTGTCTCTCCAGGCGTCTGGTCGTACTTCTACCCACTTATCCCTTAACAGAACAACAGTTTTGTAGTCGTGGTTTTTTTGTAACAGTTCGTAGATGACCCTCATTAGATCCTTTACGCCAGTCTCTGCGAAGTTACGTGCGATGAGTTCTACCCTTGACTGGGCAGCAGTCATCACTTGGTTCACTGCGGTTGCAGTGGTGTGGGATTGAAGAGCGTTGTCGTTTAATCCTGATGAGTAACGAGTCACACCAGCTCTTGATTCACGTATGGAGTCGATGTACTCCAGCATCTGGAACGAGTAGGGTTCAAGTGGGGGTGTAGACAGGGGCATGATTGCGTTCGGGCTTTTAACCCGGACCACACCACCCGGTCTCTGTGTTAAGAGGTCATCAAGATTTGCTTGACCCTCTAAAACCGCATATCTACCGAAGTTCTGGTTGTACATGTTGTCCATTAAATTTCGCAGCAACGTAGATTTTATGAGTTGCAGATCTTCTACTAAGTCAGCAACGGACAACCCAAAGAACTTGTGGGGTATTTTTATGGGGGTCAGTGAAACAAAGGGGGTACGGTCTATTTCTTCATTGGCTAGGACGGTGCTTCCAACGGTGCAGACCTTTCTTAATTCAGCGATGCCGTCACCATCGTAGTCAGTTCTTAGGAAAGACTCATACAACCAGTATTCACGTTGTGTTCCATCCCCTGCCATCAGGGCACCATCCATGCCAAAGGTAAAGGAATCATCAAACTCATACCTTGCTCTCATCTCTTCACTGAAGAGTGGGTAATCCTCTGAGCCTTGTGAGAGGTCATCATGGTCTACGTCGTAGCCCATTTCCCTTAACTGGGAAAGGGTTTTTCTTACCCTGTGACAGACAAACCTTGCATCCTGTATGGTTTTCGATTCTCTGGAGATTAGAAACTCATCCGGTGGGACGTTTTCTATCCGAACTTGCCCTGCCTTATTTCTTCTGGTGATAACTACGTCGTGGTAGGGGGCGTCTTGGTCATCGTAAGCCGTGTGCTCTATGACCTCGACCTCTTCTTTAACTACGAGAGCTTCCAGTTCAACATCAGAGAGCCCTATGTATTCTTCCCGGTTCCACTCCTCTGATTCATCCCACCAGACCTTTACAATGCCGTTCTTTGATAAAAGTGCATCAGTAAACCAGGAATATAAAATTTCCCAGCCAGGATTTAACCTGCCAAAGACATAATTGACATAATCGGTGGCCTGTTCAGCCATCTCATAGTCTTCAGGTGTTTGGGGGTTGAACTTGACCATCTCATCACCGGACGCAAACACCCTCATCAGGGAGGGTTTGATCCACTCGATGGTATCGGCCACAGTGGAGTCTACGAACTGACTTCTTCCCTCGACTTCGTTACCAAAGGGGAGACCATAGTAGTAGTTCATGGCCTTCTCTCTTTGAATAGAGAGCATGTCTCCACCATACCCAAGAGAATCAGTTAATTCTTCTCGAATCCTTGCTACGAGATCGTCTTCCGTTAGCTTTTCGCCGGAGAATCTCCGTTTCTTTTCGTATTCAGCCAATTAACTTTTCTCCAAAGATGTCATCGGCAAGATCTGTGCCGAGTTGAGTGGCTCCCATAGGCAGTACAGAGGCCAGGGGTATCTTCCCTTTTATCCAATCATCTAAAACCCGTTCCGGGGTCTTACCCAACTTCTGGGCCGTGTCTTTTACAATCCTCTCGAACAAAATCAGGAATGGTTCACTTTCCCCTAAACCCCTTTCTCTCTTGCGCCACGAACCCCAAGCAGCAGCCTGTGCCTGGCCAGGTAGTACCCCTTTCTTACGGGAGATATCTATCAGTGCCTGTTCTGGGGCTGCGTACATGGTAGCTTCAGGCGACCTGCCTGTTAGCTTCCCTTTCCGAGGATCAAACTTGTGATAGCCAGTGCCTGTCATCATATCCATGATGTGTACGTCTACTGTCGGTACTCCCCAATTTCCCATGAGGTTCCACGACATACTGGATGCTTTGGGAGACTCCTTACTCCCCTTAACGGATAAGAGTCCCTGGTTCATGGGATCGCTATACACCCTCTCCAATCCCTTCAGATGGGTTGCAGGCATATAGTGCCCCAGCCCTTTAGGAACTCCTTGCTCCCACTTCAGCATTGCCTGTGCAGGATTCTTACTGGCACTCAAGAGGTGGTAAAAATAAGCAGCTCTTCTTATATTTAATGGGACCTGCGATCCAGGACTAAGCGCCCCAGTGATCTGGACAAAGTCCAGGAATGAGGAATTCCCAAGGTCAGGCCCTAACTTTTCTATAAAAGAGTAGCGTAGAGGCTCTAAGTCCCACCACTGGAATCCGCCTTCTTTCAGGCCAAGGTCAATATGTTTTATGGTCCGGCGATAGTGCTCGGGAGTAAATATCTCGTCCCATAACTCTTCGTTTTTAGGACTGAGGTTTTTCCTTTCTAATGAAAAGTGCCCCGGTGCACCATAACGTGTCTGAGGAGATTGTCCTAAAGAACTTAGATCTAGCAAATCACTACTGTAGCCAGGATTTGTTTTAACGATCTTCGTTACGTCCTTAGCTTCTGTATTCCATAACCGTTCTTTCATGGTAGGCTGTAAGCCTTCAATCTTAGGCCCAGCCTCTGGGAGAACTTTCATCTCCCCAGCTATGTACCAATTACCACCTTGGCTCTGAGGACGCTGTAGTATTTCCCAATTCCTGAGAAGGACCTTTTTCTCTATGCGACCTTCCCCAACCTTTGGTTTTATGTGGGGAGCATCTGCCGTTGGCGCATGGATTCCTGGTCGTGTTGCAAACCCTTTTCTTGAGAGTTTTTCGTCAAACTGGACCCATTCCCCAACGGGGATTCTCTCTTTCGCTCCGATAAATAAAGGTCCAAGAGACCCATCCTTACGTAGGGTAAACAGCTTGTTTGT